GTCCTACTATGGTTCAGTAAAGTTATAGCCTACGCGGCGGGTCCCCCAGTCAGCCTGGTATTATCTTGCCGTTTCGCACTACGGACACGGACGCCCCAACAACAGCCACCCGACCCACACAAACAGAACCCTGACAACAGGAACTACGCCAACACAATAGACAGTCAAGTCGAAGCAGTGGACACGATTAGGAACACCCAGGAGAGAACGACGGTGAATCTACGCATGACTACAGGGGATACCTGTCACTTCGAAGCCGTCACCTGCCAGCAGCAATCACACCCGCTGGTCTATCAAACCCATCGGAACCCAACAATGGCAACCAACAAGACCCACCCTACTGAAACCACACAACACAACACCTTTAACATCGTCACTCTCCGACCTACGCAGTCATCTAGGACTTTCGGTCTGGCGCAAGTGTGGGGACACCACTTAAGTGCTGTGACTACCATGGTTTATTGGCTGGGTATACTTATCAAAACGGATGTGTCCATCCTCCCCTCGAAGTACCTCATGCACCATGGTTTGCTAAGATCCGATATCACCCGGTTGGTTTGACCCATTATGTACGGAAGCACGACAACTACTGTGTTAACACATTCGCTGCGGTGCCACGCACACCCCCAAAGCATCGTGTTTAGCAGTCTTGGAACTATAGAATCTCTTGCCAGCGAAACTGCAGGTGCAGTTGCGACAAGCCGAGACAATCGCTACCCATGTGGTCGATCAACTCCACAATTGCGCGTGGGCAAGCACACCTTACACAGCCAACCGATGCGTTTGTACATCGGCCCTGTTCTCTTCCGGACCACTTAGCCTAGTGAAACCATCCGGGACAAAACTAGCGATTGAATCAAGATACCCGAGATAATCGCTCGTAGTAAGGCCCCAAAGGTCGAGATACTGGATAAGGCTGTTGTTTGAGTATTCCGTCCGCGCGAAACACCCACTTTTTCCCTTGGACCAATAGTCCAAATCCTTCGGATCAAACCGTCCATCCTTGTTCTGTCGCAAATGCTTGTAACAAGCATGGACGAACTCAGAGACGATGGGTACTCCAGCGGAAACGTGGGACTCACCTTCTATGATTGCTTTGAAATAACTCCCTAACCGATCAAAATGTTTGGCCACACACAGAGCCCCGGCCAGAATTCTGCGAGGGTCACGGCAGAACACTGGACCAAGCGGTCCATGGTATATTTTCATACGGCAAAAAGTCAAATCACTCACCTCACAGGGGATGATTTCCAAGTCCTGCCCAACAACACCGAACCACCTAATAAAACCAGCAACATCAAAAGTCACACGCTTTGACACAAACAAAAGACAATCATCACCGTCACACACATAATTCCATTCCGCGTCTGAGTATCTCCTACAGAAACTACGGATCAGAACCATCATGATCAGGTGGTTGCCCAAGGACGTGTTCACGTCACCAGAACAGCGCGCAGAAGTTTTGTACCTGATACCATTCGATGTCCTACACTTGCTTTTCCTTTGCCAAGACAACAACCGTCTCAACTCCGGTGTATCAAAACACTGTAGATACGCGGAATGCTCCATTCCTAAAACTTCGGCATTTACGTGACCATCGAACCTGTGACAATCTATTTTGTATACAACACAATCGCCTACTGATTTCGCGGTCGCCAAAACAGCTTCCGCCCTACCAAATAGATCCAGACCCTTCAGTGTGTTACGACAACCATGCATCGTTATCCGAGCAATGGCTTTCTCTATGGGCTTCAAGTAACACATCAAAAGTAGGTTGTATTCTGGTCTACGCGCTTGGATCAAACGCGGATCAATCACTTTTCTTGTTTGGTCTAAGTAACGTTCCAATTTGACAAATGCTCCCACACCCGCATCGCGCTCCGAAACACCATACTTCTCAACGTTTGACGCCGCAACTGCATACCTGTTGTGCATCGCCCCATCATACGAGTCAACGATATCCCAGATAGTATTCACTGGTTTAACGTACTTTGCAAGCTGTCGGCCGATGGACACGAATTCGCGTCGAATCAACCGTGCTGCACTACCTTTCTTCACGAACGTTTTGAAGCTGTGCCTTTGCTTGAGACCAATCATCTCATTACAAATGCACAATTTAGGAAACTCATAAATGGGACCGATACCACAATCAGTAGCAAACTGTGGCGGCAGGCAAGGTCGGCCATCCACACCCAACTGACCAGTCCTGTCATACGATGTACAGAACCGTGGGCGTAGATTAATGCCTCCCTATCTGCGAAGCGACCCAACACCTTGCCCCCTTGACCAGAGATTAAGAAAAGATAGGGCACTGCTACGCAATCCACTACTGCCAGTGACATAGTCTCGCAGCGGACTGCTGTGCAGGATTCCTGCTTCATAATCACGCGACTGTAACGCGCAACCACTAGCTTCCATCAAGCCCCAACCAGCTCTTTCTTCAGGTGTTATGACCATGGCTCTAGCAACGGAACCAGCTAATAGCTTCCAACGATCCTGCTCTAGGACCTCGTATTGGTCACCCAAGTCACGTATCCAAGTGCCAGCACGGGTAACGCACTGTCTCAAAAGGTTATAATCACGAACGACAAACGTAGTATATAACCTGAGATGCGAGACAAGCATGGCGGAGTACGGTGCAGCGCACCAAACAACGTCATCCCACGCATTGTCCGCAGCACCAAAGACCTCCTCGACGAGAACACCGCCGTCAGAAGACTCTGGGTCTGAATACACCTCTCTCTTTGCGCCAAGACGACGCCGCACCCTACTAACAATACCATCGTCGTGCGACGCTAGGTACCAAGACGCTAACCTACAAACCACAGCTACACCGAAAGTCGCTATCACAGCACCAAAAATGGTACCAGACCGCTCACTCAGGTAAGCCACAGCAAGTTGGATAGACTTGCCTACCCGCTCTCCACCCAGACGACCACGGGTCCACATACCAAGGGTGCGCCCTGATATATGTGTGGCCAAGCCACATTCCCGTTCAACTCTCTCCAACAAGTTTATGACACCACGGTGAGTTGCAGTGTTCCAGTTTGTAGTACTCATATCTGGTTATATGAAGCGTGCCGCCACCACCCACTAACCCAGGGCACGGGCCACCAATTGTCTCTGGTTAGAAGAGCCGAATCACGCTCAGGCAACGAGTGGCGTGCACCACCATAACCCTCTGACTGCGACATCAGAATGACTGCGTCCTCCACCGCGGTAGTTCACGGATGAGGCATACATCAACTTACCGTTGTCATGGTATACCGGCTGGTTGTCCTCTTTACTGGCACACTGTTACTAGCTAACTACGCGTCGTGTGTCCATAATCATTCAGCGCCAAACCGATCCTAACAACAAGCAAGTCACCCCAGGGCGGGAGGATTCTTTCGTAAGGTTGATAATCCAGTAAATTAGGAACATTGCCTACACACAGTTGCATCCTCTGATACAC